CTCATTCCCATAGTTCCTTTAGCTGCATATTTAGTTTTCATTTTTCCTGGCATCTTTATTCTCCTTGTATAAATTATTAAATGTTATTTCAGGGTCAGTATAACTATCATGTATCTCTGCTGCATGTATATGCTGACTTGGTCTAAAATCAGGTGCACCTTCACCAGTTATCCATAAAGCAGGACTTGTTACTCTAACTCTATTATTAGGTAAAGCTACTATATTACCTGTCCACTTTCCTGCATCTGTTAATTGTATTACATGATTTTGTTTATGTTGTGCAGGACAATCACTAATATCACTATCAGTAAAATCAACAGTAAACATGTAACGACCTTTATAAAATTCGTTATCTATTTTACAGTACCAAGGACTTGCTGTTAATAAATCAAGTTTAACTACACTATGTGTTCTTGATGAACAATCCCAAGGCTGTGCTAAATGTGTGTCCATTCTTTCTGGTACTTCATCTAATATCTCATCTGCTATTAATGCTGTGATTGGCATTCTTGCCCACATTGCACCACCATGAATATTAGGTTCATCTTCTATTCCAGTGAACATCACTTGAAAACTTAAACATCTATCTGGTATTGTATTAACTGCAAAAGCAATTCCATGTAACAATTCACCATGATAATCTAAATGATTGTGTGTAAACTCTTTTCTCACCCAACATTTGAAATGTGGTATATTACTTATTAAATATGAAATTTAGCATCTCCATCTTTTTCTCGCTTGTCTTAATCGTGAATTAGGGTCTTTGGCTGCCTTTGGGAACTTCTTCATTTGTCCTGCTGACCTTGCACAAAAACTCTTTTTTCTTGCTGCTCTTTTACCTTTTGGATTCTTTTCAGTAACTGCAGTCTGAAGCTTGCTTCCTGGATTTTGCCTCCTATATTTTGCGACACCTTTTGCTGTAAGACCTGCTCCTTGTTTAGTTGGTCTCTTGTCGCCACTCTTAATAGACATGCCTTTCATGCCTTTGCCTTTTTTCTTTTTCTCCCTAGGCATTTTAACCTTTTAGATTTTTTACATCTTTGGTACTGGTAGTAAATGATTCACCCTGTGAATACTCTACATCTGATACAGCTTCGATTGGTCCTTTAGTTTGTGGCCCACTTCTTGCTTTACCATAACCTTGTCCAGTTGGTCTACCTACAATATTATTTAAATCATACTTTTTGATGGTTCTACCTTGACCACCTTCTATAATTGTTTTACCTATAAACTGTCCCATTTTTTATTCTCCTTTATCATAAAAAGATTGTATAAATTTATTACCATCAGAAAAGTCTTTAGAGCTACCACCATATAGTTGATATGCCATACCTCCAGGTGTTCCTTTTTTAGCAGCTATTCTTCTTTTTCTTTTAACACGTTTTCTAATATCTTTTAATGTTGGTTTTCTAATATCTTCTAATCTTTGTTTTCTTCTAAAATCTTTAAATCTTTGACCACCTTTTTTACCTGGTTTATATTCCATACCTTCTTTACTTCTTTCTTCTTTTGAAAGTATAGGGTCTTTTCCAGTTCCACTTTGTGCTTTAATAACACCACCTTGTTTTTTAAATCCCATATTATTTCTTACTGATGTAGGTAATTTAGATAAACCTTTACCTTTATTTCCTTCAGGTATGTCTTTTAATTGTTTCATTTTATTGCCTCTTGTTACTTGTAAATTTATATTACTTCTATTAATAGCCATTAATCTGCATTCTTAATAACTGGTGTTGGTCCACCTAATTGATTAGATGGTGTTTCCATATCATCTCTTCTAGTTCTTCTAGCTTGGTTTCTAAGAGAATTAATAGAACCTTGAAACTTTTGTTCCATAGTAGGGACTAAAGAATAGTTCTTCATAAATATCATAGACTCTACCATACATGCATCAAACAAAGCATTATAACAAAACTCGCTAAAATAGTTTGATGTAGTAGCACTTGTGCCTGTTGCACTTGATAGTGCTAAAGGTCTTTTTGTAACTTGTATTTCACCAGTTAAAGCTGAAGCTGGTGTAGGTACAACATAAATCTCTGTGTTATTTTTCCTTGCATAGTATCTAGGTACTCCTGTTGATGCACTTGCATGTGGAAAATAATCTATTGCGTATTCATAAGGTCTCTGTAATAATGTTGTAATATTTGAAGAGACACTTGTTTTGTAATTTACATTACGAACAACTAATGTTCCATCAGGAACAGAAACTATTGGGTTGCCTGCAGTAAAAGTAAAGGTAGAATAATTATCTAAACCAGAATCATCTAGTTCTTTCATTAATCTACTTTCTGCTCTTTCTACAATATTAGGTATTTGACTTTCATATTCAGAAGAATCATTTTCAGTAGTATTAATTAAATCTGTTTTTAAAAATGAAAATGAAGGCATGTGTTATCCTACTATTAAAGTTACACCACCATTAGCACCAGGAGATGATACACTTACTGTACCTCTACACCTAATACCTAGTTCTCCTATATAAATATCTGCTTGACCACTTGCAGGAACTTGAAACTTAATCTTGCTACCTTTAGAGTCTTCAATATCAAATGTACCATTAACAGTAGAGAAAGCATGTATTGCTAAAATACGTGTATCACCTTCTGTAGTTACTGCTACACCAGTACCTTGTATAAATTTTGATGTAATGTTTGTTGTCATATTATTTCCTTGATATTAGTATAGGAAGGCAGAGTAACTCATACCTTCCCATAATTTGTATTAGACTCCTGGGTTTCCGAAGTACCCTCTCCAATCAGATACACCAAAAGAATATCTTTCTCTTGCTTTAAATCTGATGTTTCCGGTATCGAAATCAGGTTCCATTTTAGTTTGTAAAGGTGTTCTAACGAACATCTTAGTACCATTAGGTACGTCAGTTTTAATGAAAAACGCATCTGGGTCATTAAATCTTCTGTTTACAAAGAAACCATTAGGCACCATGCCCATGTTTCTTAAACTGTTGATGTCATTGTCTGCACTTCCAGTTGTACCTGGGGTGTTTAAAATTACATCAGCAACGAAGATTAAATCATTAGGTATATGCAGTGAAACTGCTCCTGCTCCTATCAAAATGCCTCTATCATCTTTAATTTTTTGAATCTGTATTAAAGATGTTTCAAGTACAGTTTGTGATAAGTCAGCATTTGTACCATTGTTTGCGTAATTGCTCTGACCACCACCTACTACTACAGGGTGAGCTGTACTAATAAATGCTTGTCCATCACCGATAGCATCAGCACCAGCAGTAAAAGCATTATTGAAAACTGTAGCAGCTTTCTGTTGCTTTGTATTTGCCATTGCTCTTGCTAAACCTTTTGCTCTTAACTTTGAAAAAGTGTCATAGAGGTTGTCCTCCATTGCTTCTTCAGTAATAGCAAAAGCTAAAGCGATAGTTTCATTGTTATATCTTGCGACATAACTTTCACTTGCATTGTCAAAAGTGACAGCAGCACCTTCTAGTTTAGTTGGTGCAGTACCAAATCCTGTGAAGAGTACTTCCTCTTCAAAAGACCTGTCTGAGTTCTCTATATCATATAGAGGCTCATGTTCGTTATTAACTTCTCCATACTCCATTCCAAAGACTGCATTCAATCCAGGAAGGAGTTCTTTGCTAATACTAGCTCTATTTATTGCCATATTATATTTCCTTTCCTAATTATTATACAGATGTTGAAACTTGAGCTTTCACAAAATTATTTCTGTGTCCACTTAAGAATACTTCAACGATTGGATATTGGTCAGTGTCAGTTACGTTTCCGTTAATAGAATCGCCATCAATGTCTTTTCTACCAACAACTCTTGCATGTGCACCTATTTCAACAGCAACTCCAACTGGAGCTCCTACTAATCTATAGTTAGATTGACCAGTAATTCTGCTACCAGCATCAGCTGCTGATACAGTTGCAGTATAACTGTTTACGATACCAATCTCTCCGTCTGATAAAGTAGAATCTGCTTGTACAAAATAAGTTTGTGCAGGGTCTGTAATGACATGAAGTTTAACATCAGTAACACATGTTCCACCAGGAAAATATCTAGAAAATTTTGGTTCTCCATTTTCTACATATTGACATCCTTGGAAAACAC